TTATGAGGAGAAGAGGCTAATCCTTTCCTCTAGGATGCACGAGTACTCTTCCATAACATTCAATTGACACCTCAGTAGCTCTTGAGCTTCTTGAGTCAGTGTTGAATAATTAGGAGACTTAATAAATACCTCTAAACTTACTGCCTTAAATAGTAGCTCCTTAAGTTCTTCCTCTAGCCTTTCAAGAACACTAGATTCTTCAATCATTACTGCCTCCCTTAAGTAGTACGCAGTCCATAGGACTCTCGAAGCAATGCATAAGATCATCGTATCTCTGCTTACTAATAAGATGCTTCGAGTAGTCGCAGCTGACTGATGCAACAGTGTAGAAGGTTACTCCTTTCTCCGTGTAACTAGGTACACATGCTACAGGTTTATATTCGTGACCTTGTACTACTTCTGAGACCATAAGCAAGTACATGCCTAGAGCTATCCCTGTTAGTACTACAGCTATGCACTTAAGTACGCTATATAATTTACACACAATTACCTCCCAAGCCATATCTCTAGCATCTCTGCATAGTTCTCGGCATCTTTAATGTTGTAGTCAGCAATGGCCTCTTTAAGCTTCTTCAAGCACCATTGCACCTCTTTACTCGCCTTCAATTACTTCTCCTTATTAAACCTTCTCCGTGCTCTCATGAAATCAAAGAACATGCCAGTAGGTGTACGAATCATCCAGAAGCCTAATGCAATAAGTATAACTACGTAAGTAGGCATATTTATATTTGTCTCCCAGATCTGACTTGCATCCACTGTTGCATCTCCTTGTACTTCATCTAGTTCAAGGACAGTGCTTACTTCGTCACCTGAATCAATACTTGCATTAGCTAAGCCGCTCTGATTCTCTTCACCTACCTGAGCTGTTGCTGTTACTCCGTCAGAAGGAGACAAGGCATCTAGTGCCAAGCCTCCTAAAGAAGAGCACCCAGTAAGTGTGGCAAGAATGAGGACGTAAGCTGTTAAGCTCCGTCCCTTTAACTTCCTGATGTGTTTTAGTTTCATCATAGTTGCCTGAAATCTACCCATGTACCTGTGTTGTTGTCTGAATCAAGCTCCAGTGATGCGGCTATGTCCTGAGTTAGTTTCAGTGTAATTACTGAACCAGCTTCCGCTTTAAAAGACCCACTAAGCTTCACACCAGCGTTCCTTGAACTGTCGAGGTTTACGCTCTCTGATACTAGTCTTTTAATACGCGTAGATCCCGAGTAAACATCAACGTTCACAGTACCTTCCCCTAATACATCCCGTAGCGTTATTAGCCCTTCAACCGTATACATAGAGGTTGTTTTTGGAAGGAACCCAAGCGAATTGTAGTTACTGTAGTAGTCATGATCAACACTATCTAGGTTCAGAGTACTAGATACACCAGTCGAGACAGACTGATTACTAGAGAGGTTTAATCCAACCTCTACGTAATCCAATCTACTTAGAACTACATTAGAAGATAGCATGTTGAAACCGTCAGGGGTTGTAGTATTTATTTGAGTAGTGACCGGAACATCATTGAATAGATGATAGCCCCCACTCCTTACGTCTTTATACTCAGAATCTTTAACTAAACCACCTGTCGCTGTCGCAGTAAGAGCTAGTAGTCGATAAGCATCCTCGCTCGAATCAGCTCCTAGTCTAGTATTCTCTATAGTAAAATCAGGACTCTCTATCAGTAGACAGCTAGACTCATTCGCTATAGTGCTAGTTCCGTCTGAACAGTCTTTAATTTCAGAGCTTGTTAGCTTAAATCTCTTGCAATAAACGCCAGAGACATAACCACCGATAGTTTTAATATCCTCTGCTTTCAAGTCGTCAATTGTTACGTCTGATGCCTCGTCCCCATCTATACCCAAGACATGAAACGCTCTGAAAAAGTTCTTGATTCTCAAGTTCTTTGCTGTGACATTAGAAAGACGCTGCACTATAAAAGCTGTCCCACCTGTAGGACTTTCATTAGCATTTACCCCATCAAATTCAATGTCTGATTCGATATCATAAGAACCCCCGCTCCAAGCAACCCCATCGCCTGACCAATCTGCAAACGCTGGTTGTTGTACATTGAATGTATTAATGTTGTTAACTCGGATATTAGTTAGAATTTTCTCTCGAACTTCTGCCGAAGCTAACGAATTACCCACAGTCCCTGGCTGCACTTTGCAGCCTCCTATCATATTCTCTGCTGTCAAGTTGTCTACAGTTACGTTGTAAACTCCACTGAGGCATATGGCGAAGCTGTCCGCAGCTAGACCCGAAAAGTTTTTACATGTAACATTACTCATCTTCAAATTGTACGGATGCAAAGAAACCGAAGCTGTCGTGAAATCGCCCGTATCTACCCCCCAATGAGCTAAGACCCCTATAATGGCTCTTTCGCTGCTGCGTAGGAAGATGTTGTCAACCTCTATATCATGTGACGCTCCCCATATGCCTATGCAGGGCTTCTCTAGATTCTGATAGATCTCTAGTGTATGAATCTTGACGTTTTTAGCTGCTACATTAGCTGTCGTGCCTACAGCCACAGGATTATCAAAGCTGCCATCCCCGTTTGAGTTACTAGGATCAGTATTGTTTAGGATCGTCCCTCCGTATATTTCAGAGAAGTCTCCCATTTGGAAACAGTTTCGTGAGGACGACCCATCGAACACGAACTGAATATCGCACCCATTAAGATTGATTGTTTTCCAATTTCGTCTTGTTCCACTCAACGACACTTGATCTGTCAAGTAGTACCCTGCATCTGTATAGTCACAAGTGACATTGTAGTCGCATGCTGCGACTTTTAAGAATGCGAGCGTATCTTGCGTAGCTGATGATGCCCCTTCCCCTCTTGCTCCTGCATCTGACGGCGTAACTGTCCCGTTTTCAACTGATCTGTGGTGCCTGCCTGCTGAGCCAGTGCCGATAACAAGAAAGTCATCCTCGACCGCTGTTGAAGATGGCACCCAAGTGAACCAGCCACCGCCCTTGTTTAAGCCTTCATGATAAGAGCTTATATAGAATCCCTGACCTTCTATTCTAAGAGAAGCTTTAGCATCTGCAAGCGACTTGAACGTAAACCCGTCAGTTCCGCAGTCTATCCATAATTCATCACTCGGTTCAGATGAGCTGATGTCTGCATTATCTGATCTTAGCTCCCAGACCTTACCGCCGAACTTAACGGTTGCTCCAGCTAGACCTGAATTAGATAGTGTCAGTCCCCAGTAACCAAGGTAATTAGTTGTCCCAGAGATAGTTTTATTAATAAGCTGTCTAAGGTATAATGAGACGCTACCTTTAACTTGTGTTAGTTTTTCTAGTGCCAAGATGCACCTCCTTATAATTATGAGTACTCCAAGCGACCTACTGAGAGTAAGAAATGTGTGCTAGCCTAGCGGCTTGAAAGCACTCGTACCTTTGGTAGAGTTACTTGACGATATACAGCCCGATGTCTGCTATGCTAATGTTTCCATCTTCTGCTGTTAGATGCAATGTTCCGCCATTAGCTATGAAAGTACCAAGCGCATACAAGTTGAAATCGATAGTGTACTTAGAGAAGTCATTAGCGCCTCTTAACATCCTAAAAGGATGCCTAGCTACTTCTATGCTTCCATCACCTGCCGCTGATATGTCAACAGATACAGAGAATGCTCCGTTGTTCACAGAGCTGGCTACTGACATTGTTAACCTTACAGTCAAGGAACTTCCTAGTGTATTAGGAGTAATCCTTCCTGATGTATATAAAGCCCCATCAGAGGGTTCGTATGTATCAATAACTACGTTCGAGTTATCTGGAATGGTACTTGTTGTACCAGAGGTTATCACGAAAGGAGAACCTTCTGTGTATTGGTCATCTTGATACACTGCCCAACCGCTGGGAAACTCTTCTGCTCCCAAGATATTAAATTCATTCCACGCGTCATCTGTCCCTGATCCTGTCGCCACGAACACGGAATCTCCAATCATCAATCCCATACCCGCTGACTTGCCGCTCATGGACTTTTCGTTAACAGGGTGACTGGTATCAGCCAAATCCTCTAAAGTCAATCCAGAAGGCTGTACAATCCGTGTGAGTACTGGTGTCTTCCTGTCATATGCTCCCATACAACCTCCTTATCAATTGTTCAAATATTAAGCAGGCGTTACGTCAGCCGAGCCAGTTCCGACAACTTGAGTTGCCATGATCCAAGGATCGGTAGGCGCTGAGCCTGAGGCGACGTATAAGGCCGCTGTAGTGACGTCTTCCCCTGTGTAAGTCACTGCCATTAGTTGACCGCCTAAACGCTTACCTGATTGAGCTGAGGCGTTCACAATAGAATCCACGTCAGCTAATTCTGCTGCTGGAACGGTTGGGAAGTTCTGTAAAGTAACGCCGTATTTCTTCTTAGCTTGTAGGGTGTAGATATCACCTGTTAGGGGTGTAGTCATAATAGTACTCCTTTAGTTTATTGTTACTAACTCTATAATATCCATAAATGGATATATAACATAGAGTATTACTTATTGAATTTATTTAGGCTAAGGTAGCTTCTAGAAGCTTCTAGTAGACTATAGACTTATAGTACTACTTAACCCTCTAGGCTTCTGGCTCCTCCCCTTAATGGTAACTTAACCCCTAAGAGGAGAAATCCAGTGCCCTTACCTTCGTCTTTTGAAACGGTTACCTAAACGGCTCCCAACTGCTCCTACAGCCATAGCTGCATCGTGGGACATACCGAGTGTTTTGTTTACCATGTAGTCCTTAAATAGCGTCGGATTCCTTGCAACGTCAAACCATCTACGTTGCTGTTTAATATAACGCTGAGTATGTACTTTGTGCTGATCATAATCTAACTTCTCAACAATCTGACGTACCGCGCCTGCCAAGGCATCTAGCCTATCGTCATGTTTAAGGCAATCTTTCTCCCTCGTTATATGAGAGAGCTGATAGAAGAGCGAGTAGTTCATTCTTGAATCTGCTGGGTATTGCTGAATAGTCTTATAGTCAGCTACCACTACTTCCTGACGCACTACTAACCTGTGCGTAGAGATTACAGGCTCAAGACAGTCAATGATCCTAAGCTCTTTCTGACCTGACTCCTGCACTGGTTCTATAGTAACAGGCCATTCTATCTCGAAATAGGGCTTTATTGCTGCAACATGTGCACCGTTACCGTAGTTATTCTCTATGAAAACTTCCTTGCAATTTGCATTCTTTGCGGCTGCAACTAGTTTCTTTAGATCTTCTGGTGAGTAACCACCCTTAACAGCTCCAATATCATAGAGATAAACAGTAGTACCCATCAGTTTTATGATAGCGTAAGCAGTTTCATCCCCGTTTTTACCACCACCAGCAGGGTCAATATACATTATGGTTCTTTCAAAATCCCCCATATCATAGCCAACCTGCATCGGATAGTAGAACTGATCCTCTTTACGTGTACCAAATTTAGGTGAATCTGCCCAGAGGCAAGCACTAGAGCTAGTCCATATAGGCATTACCTGCCCTCTTACCTTGTCAAAACTAGATATAATCAAGTCCTTAAGCTTGAGAGGGTACTTATCCGCATCACTTAAACCTGTGTTAAGCATGAACTGTAGCATGAACTTAGCCTTTCCTTGCGTATGTTCCTTCTCATTCAATGTATCATTGTCATACATTTCAGGGCAGGTAGGTTGACCTAGTGTCCCATCAAGGCCTCCACCCTCTTGAAGTTCAGGGTTTTTACGGAGATCTTGGTGTATCAAAGGAGCCAGCCTGTCTCCATAGTAATCTAACTGAGACTCCGTGGGATATCTGCCCGTCCAGATCCTTACTACATATCCACGGCTAGGTAGCCAGTTGTAGATGGATTCAGTACTCTGGGGCGTCCCAAGGTAAATGATGTCCCCGAACTGGTTAATAGACTCAAACTCTAGCGTTTGCTCCATTAGCCACTCCCTACCACCTACAGTCCTAGAGTTCTGTAGTGACTCGATATCATCTGCGATAATTACATCTGCACGTGCACCCTGCGCACCTGACTCAATAGAGTAACATGCAACAGAGGGAGACTTATCGTTACCTCTAAATAGCCAATGAATATCAAAGGATTCAATACTAGACCGATCCCCTGCGTACTTGTCGGGTCGCAGAACTTCTAAGAAGTCCATTGCTGCGAAGATCTTTATTACCCAACCAGCAATCTCTTTGGCTCGCTTGCTATTCTGAGAGAATATAACGATCCTGTAGTGAGGGAAGTGGATAAGTAAGAATACGCAATAGATTGCAGTCAGTGTTGTTTTAGCCTGACCACGTTGCGCCATTACCATTCGGTACTTATGCCCCGAATACAAGAATGAAAGGATGTCCTTCTGCATTCTATTAAGATCGGGTTTCCCTACTATAGTCGTGTTAATGACAGTTTGAGCTAAGAGGTGTAAGCCTTCCTCAGAATACGGGAAAGCTTCACGTATTGCCTCTAAGTCTCTGATCCTATCAAATTTGTCATCATCTGATAGGAACTGACCCGCCATTAGAAGTCCTCTTCTGAATCGTCAAAAGGGACAACATTTGATGTACCATTAGCTTTCTTTAGCTTGGCTGACTGATTCTCTCTTATCGCATCAAGCTTATCTTTAAGAGGGTTTCCTTTCTGCTGTGCAGCAGGTGCAGCGGTTATACCATTCCTACCTGATGCCCAATCTCCTGCGTCCTTAAGTGCCTTACCGTCCCCTATTGCCACTTCAACATCGGTTCCCTTATTAATAGCATTTATTATATGCTGTAATCTGAGAATATGAAGAGTATTAGTAAGCTTGTGTACCTTACCTACCTCATCTTCTGATGCTGCATTAGGGTTGGATTTTCTGTCGTGTGACATACTACCTCCCTTTAAACCATTTGGTGAGTGTATAGGATATCATAATGCCTAGATATATTAATGTTCCAATCTGTACCAGCACTGGCAGTGATACACCAAAAACACTCAAGCTAGACACCACTACAGGTGGAGCTGAGCGTAAGGCCATATCAGCAACCATTGCGGCTGACTCATGTGACATAGTTCCCTCCTTTAAGTATTCTTCAAGATTGCGTACACTAAGTCACCAGCCTCAAGAGCTTCCGCCAGAGTTATTACTGTACCTGATGCAGAGAATGCATAGTTAGGTGTTTGGGCTACTCCATTAATAAAGAGTAGTATGCTATCAAAGGCAGTAGTAGTATCCAGTACTACCTCGCCACCTATAGCTGAGTACACCCAATCGCCCTCTCCCACAACCTCTACTGGGGAATAATCAAAGCCTGCTAAGACTAATACAACGTCTCCTTCCTCTAATCCTTCCGCAAAAGTAAGAGTGTTTCCGTTGATCTCGTATGCTTCTAGAGGCACTTGAGTAGCGCCATTAATGCTAACAATTGAGTTCGTATCCACATCTAATACCAGATCAAAGGTAGTTTGACCTTCTTGAGCTGTTCTTTTAATAGGATACCTATAACTTGTACCTATCGTGACCTCGCTACCTCCTTCTAAAGTAAGAACTCGGTCACTTATACTCTGAGTAACGGAATCCTGAGAAGCGTCAACAGCTCCTTGTGCCGCAATAGCAGCCTCTAGTGCTGCGGTTAGATCCGCTGAATAGCTCTCTAACGTCTCTAGGTTAACGGCATCACTACCTAACTCTGGTGACTTTACGTTAGTGATAATATTATCACCTGCGTCTAGATCACTTTTCAGCGAGTGATAGCTGGGCAAGAACCCATTTCTCCACTCTTGAATCAAGTAAAGTAAATGACGAAGTGAATTATTTACATTAGTATTACTAAAGTCCGAACCTCTTTGGAAGGTAACATAAGGGGACTCATCCTCCATCTCCCTACTTATAAGGATACTAGAACCTAGCGCAGGTGCGCTTTCGAATGTCACGATATGAGGAGTGTTAACATCAATGCTTACACTCACTTCAACCTCGTCTACGTAACCATGTATATCTCCTGTTCTTATGTAACCGATATCCTCACCAGATACAGATAGCGCGAAGTCTTTAGTAGCTCCGTCGCCAGTGTATTCAGTATAGGATAGGCTTGAATCTGCCATATTAAACTCCTATTCTATAGTCCTTAATGGTAACTTAATCCAGTATACCTGTAGCTGCGTTGTACACAGGAGAGTCTACCCAAGGCAATACTCTCTTGATATTGTTGTAAGCCTTCTCTCTGTCCTTATTGCCCATATACTCATCCGTGAACTGAGAGGATATAAGGTCACCAGAGCTACCGATAGCTTTAAGGTAATCTGCGCCCATATCAACAGAAGGTATACCCATGCTGTTAACTCCTGCCTTTGTTGGTGATGCAGTGATCTCCTCTGGGAGGAGTCTCGCACTCGCAAGCATCTGCATAGGGAGCATAGGTGCTGCTAAGAAGCCTACCCTATTTGTTACTCCCCAGAACATCCCTTCATCCTCAAGGCTCTTCTCTATGAACTTCCTCCTGTCTTCACCCTCTTTACCTGCTGCCCGAGAATAGACATAGGCATATTGGGACATTACAGCCAATGCAACTTGGCCAGCAAACATAGAGGCCATTAGTCCTAACCCGTCAGACTTAACACCACGGACAACCATTTTCTCCCAAGAGCCTATAGTAAAGTTAAGCAACGAAGTCAGAACTTTACCCATCTCTCTATTAGCGTAAGGCACTGTCTCACCAACACCCATCCTCATAAAAGAGCTACCGATAGTATTCCTTACCGCTGTGGATACCGCTATGTTTAGCTCAGGCTCCATAGACCGAATACTGTCGAAGATGTCAAGCTCAGGGTTATTATTAAAGTGAGTTATCATCTGATTAACTTGATCCTCTGATAAGCCTCCAACTTTTACCAGCGAGCTTTTTATGTTTGAAGTCATCTTGCCAGAAGTAGATAGATCCTTGAGGTTCTTTATAATACTCCTAGCAACCATCTCCTCACCTCCATGTTGGAATGTCCTAAAGGCATTAACCGTCATGGTTACGTTCATCATCTTACCCTGCACCTTATTGAGGATATTACCGAGTCTCGTCTTAGTCGCATCATCAAAGTCTGAGTTGTTATAAAACTGAGCACCGAATAGATACTCTTGGTGACCTGTAGCCGATATAGAATCCGAGAAGGCTTTCATAAACTCATCTTTCTGGATGCTGGTAGTTCGAAGGTCGAACCTTCTGGCGCTAGGCAGTTGACTGATAACACTAAGACCTCCATTACGTGCCATAGCTATAGCATACTCAGGGATAGACATAAGCCCAGTCGATCTCAGTCGAGTAATAGATGTCTGCTTTCTTAGAATCTTCGATAAGTCCTCTACTGCATCCGAACCAGATTGCAATGGCTCTTTAAAGATTAAGCTCATAGAGTCTATTAGAAGATCTGCATAATCGCCTCTTTCGACTTTTGCAAGCTCCCTAGCTGCATTCTCCGCCACTTTCTTGTTAGGATTATCTAGCTCTTTCCTAAGCTCATTCATAGACTGCTTACGAGCCTCTTCAACTGCTCGCATCCATTGATGACGTGACCTATAGCCCTGAAGGGACAGGCCTCTATGAGCCGCTGCATCACTCGCGTACTTCATAACCCTATTCATACTTGTGTCAATTAAGTCCACCATACGTACACCGCCAGTAGATGCCGTAAGGTCTGGAGATAGTGAGAACATCGCACGAGGTGACATATTATCTAAGTCTTCCTTATTAAAGAGATTCTGCTTAAGCTCCTCCCTCACTGTAATATCTACACCATTAGCCTCTAATTCCTTGTCTAGTAGCTTGTACTCATTATCAGACATGACCTTATTAAAGGTTCCGTGCTTGTATGCGAAAGACCTAGCTACTTGTGTCTCTGCAAGTCTAACTGCATTCTCACGGCTTAGCTTTATCTTACCATTCTGATAAGCCTTTGCTATCGTGTTAATAACCCTATCCGCGTGTGCGATTGCATCCTCTCCTGAACCAGACTTGGCTGTTAGTATCTTTGAGGAGTCAAATACTACTGAGTGGTAAGAGTTAGAATGCTCTACACTTTCGAATCCAATAGTCCGCCCATCCTTGTTGAGTTTAAGACTTCTCTCGTAGATCCTTGACCTAGCTTTAGCCGCCTTTATTACTGGACTATCTTCTGATGAAGCCCTGTTTGGCTCTACCTCACCTCTAGCCTGCGCTAATACGATCTCCTTATCAAACTCCTCTTTAAGTCTTACCCTGTCCTTAGAAAGTATACCGACCTTCTTAGACTTAGCGTACTGGTCAAATGCGTCCTCATAAACAGAGTAATCAGGTACGTTCCTGTGGAATAAGGTATCAGCCACTTCCTCAATAGACTGATGACCCTCGATAGTCCTTGTACCATTCTTCAATGTCTGAATACCTAAACCCCTAGTCGCATTATCTGGTGCAGTGTCTACTATGGTACTCGTACTCCTGAACCCTGCTGCCTTAGATGCCATCCTTGAAACCCGTGGAGTATTAAACCCTAATGTTGCTGCATCATAGACTTGATTAGAGATCTCTTCAACCTCTGTATCAGGCAGTAGGTTATCGTAAGTTGCAATATCCTTAAACTCAGAGCTTACCTTCATAGCACCCATAGACTGAACATCGTCCTTAACTTCAACTCCCTCTTCTGGGTCTTCTACCTGCTCCTTCCTTACAGGGAGAGATACCGTATCTCTGGTGGGCTGATCTGCATCGAACTCCCCAGATTCCATCTTCATCTCCTTATACCTATCAAGCAGGTCATCAGGTATCTTCCCATTTTGCAACTGGTCTAGCTTAGAGTTCGTAGAAAGCTTAGCGTTATTCTCTGCTATTAGATTATCCCTTGCGGCCTGTGCCTCTTCTATCGAAACCTGCAACTGTTTAATTTGCTTGTTACGAGAGGACGGCTTCTTAAAAGGAGTCTCCTTTAGCTTCTCGATCTTAGCTAACTGTCTCTTGCGGTACTCATTGAACCCTGATTTTGCTTTCTTGATATTCTTAGAGGAGATGGTATCTTGGCGAGTACCAACCTCCTCTTGCAACTTTGCGATAATCTCTTTCTCTGTCATAAAGCTTTTACGCTGTACAGGGTTTGGGACTTCCGTAGCTAGTGCAGAATCAGCCTTCTTGTACTCTAATCCTACTGACGCCTCAGTAAGAGCTTGCTTGTTCTCCGCCTCTATCTGATTAGCTCTTACAATGCGAGTATTTAATCCTGTCTTAATACCTATAGCGCCAGCAGTTATAGAGCCTGAGAAGATTGCACCACCAGCGGCGGCTATCATAAGATCCTCATCAGTCCTTTGAGTATCACCTTGCTTAAGAAGGTACTCCGCCGCAACGTTCTGACTAGCACCTGATAACATAGACGTGGCAACCGCTTTAGCAGTTTTAAACTTACCAGCAACCCCAACACCACCGAGAAACATAGTTGGAAGTAAGAGAGGATCGGTGACGCCAGCCAGCATCTCCATCCCCACTCCTTCCATACCTGCCTGTTCTAGAGTTTGTTTTGCGGCCTTATCCGCCTCGATTCGATCAATCCTATGTGAAAGATTCTCAGGTGAAACTGACTGAGAGAGAAAGGCCAGTTCACTTTCGTTGTACTTAGAGTACCCTGATTCCGTTTTACCGCTCAGTTCTTCAAGCTGCTCTTGGCTGAGAAGGAAGTTAGGCTCTGGGTTAGCAACCTCTTCACTTGCCCTATCAAGAGAGTTCCATACCCAGTTACGATATGTAGATGCCCCCCATAGCTCAGATATGCTAGGGTCTTCCCCTTCCGACACTGAGCCGTCCGCCCTAAGAATAGAAGCAGGAACACCTGCTTCTGTGTAGTCTAGATAAGAGCGGTCTACTGGCTGGGAAGGCTCAGGGACTTCTACCGCCTGAGTGACTGGAGTGCTGAAGAGTTCGCTTTCTGCCTTCCTACGCCTTACGAGACCATTGAGAGGTTTTCCTTGGAAGTTAACGTACTCATTCATCTTATCTGCAATAGTGGCCTTATCTCTTCCTGATACTAGCTGAGTAAGCCCATCTTTTCCTAAGTTATATGTAAAGCTTGTCAGTGCATCTAGTTCGTTATCAGACCATTCAAGACCTTCTCGCTTACCTACCTCTTGTATAAATACTCTGTCTTTTGAAGTCCACTCCTCTAACCTACGGTAAGCTTCTTCCTCATTAATGAGACCCGTACCCTCCATTTCGTTAGGGTCAGTAGTTCGTGTCCCAAATCCGATAGAGTACTGAGTGCCATCCTTGTAGGCTTGAGGACGGAACTCTCCATCCTCTTCGAACTCTGCTATCATTTGTATGTAATCAGACATTAATGCCTCCTGTTATCTTAAGGAATGTATCATCTCACGCCTTTCAGGGTGTTCCCTTGCCCCTCTTATGGCGTCTGCTCTTGCACGTAAGTCTCTAAGTGTCTTAAGGTCGGCCTCCTTTCCTACTGAGTATATTGAACGTGTCATGATACGCCCACCTACTGGTTCATTATTAGAGTCAAAGAACCTAAAAGTATCTCCACCTCTGTCAAACTGAATTCTTAAATCCTCAATATTAATAGTTTGCCCGTAACTCTGCTCTATGTAAGGCAACGACTCCAGCATGTATGCCTCTATGTAGTCGGCTGCCTTGTCTACTGACAACTCTGTACCATCAGGAGCACCCTCAGAAATCTTCTGCCTAACCTCAACTAATGGCATATTTATTAGGGTCTTATTGTTTAACTGTGACATCCTTGACATCTTAGCCTTAATAACCTCAGAGGCGTTGACATCTACGTCATTACCGCCTGAGTATAACCTCTGGTTGACATCATTAACCCACTGATTCAATAACTGCTCTTTCTGCCATTCAGGTACATCCTTGTTAACTTCTCCTACTCCAGAGCCGAACAGGTTCTCATACCAAGCATTACTACTTAGCATATCATCAACCGCTGCTCTCGTAGCATCCTCTTGTTCGCTTCTCTTCTCCGAGGTGACTCTAAAAGGGTTACGCTTTATCTGCATAGCTCGTTGATAAGCTGCATCATCTGGGAGCTGTTGAGAGAATTGCTTGAAGTTACTAACGAATGCCTGATCTGTTCCAGAAGGTAGATACATCTCAACGGTAGATGCATCCATCTTTTTCAGGAGATTTAGACCATTTATAGCGTACTCTGGCAACTGTCCATCTGTACGAGAAAGCTCCTCATCATTTAGATTCATGGTAGCATCTATCCCTGCCTTAAGAGAAGGGATTACCATTCGCTCTACCCTACTCCATTTAAGCTGCTCATTAGTAACTTGGTTAATTGCATCCTCCGCAGTTAAGCCTGCCTCTTGAAGTGCTTGAGTCTTCTTAGCCCAAACGCCTTCTAGTTCCTTAACGATTGACTTCCTTTCGCTAGACGTGTAAGAAGAGTCGTTAGCCATCGGTATTCCGTTGCTGTTAAGGTTCTTTAGTGACTTGTTCACACCTGACACAACCTGCTCTTGATTAGCCACCGCAGCCGCCCTAGCTTTCTTAAGTGAAGCTATTCTTGCATCTGAGTAAGTATTCGGGAATCGTTCATTCAACTGAGAGATTTTCCTCAATGTGACATTCCAAGGAACTTGCAGAGAGGAGTTTTCTAGCTCAATATCTGCCATACGATTACCTATTGCAGGAGCTTCCTCTCTCGCAATGTAAGATTCGTAATTAGACTTAGCCTTCTTTAGCGCTGCACTATCCTTAGCCCAGTCAAGGGTCTCTAGTTTAGTGACTAATCTCTTGTCACCCTCTCCAGCCCTGTTCTGCGCCTCCTTGATAATAGTGCTCTTAAGTTCAAACTCGGTGATACCTAATGACTTTGCCCTAGATGGTAGTTCTTTATCAACCACATAATCTACGTCAGCATTAGGATCTGACATGAGATCTGATACACTGATACCCATTGCCTCAACTGATTTCTCGTGATCATAGTTACGTTTAATCTTGTCTTGGACAGCCACAAGCGCCATCTGTGACTCTTGTATTTGTAAAGAGACTTGCTTCAAGGAGTCAGGGTCACCTCCGTACTTCTGGAACAGAGGTTCATAAAGCTCTTGCTTCTTCTGGTAGACCTCCTCCTCAGAGGCGCTAGGGTTATTTGAGTACCATTCAGTGAACTGGTTACCAGCATTGATTGTATCGTGCTGACCCATAACGCTGTTATAGGCTATAGCCGTTGCTTTATCATCTTCTGGAGTGATCCCTACTCGCTCTTCCTCAGTTCGTAGTAAGTCCTTAGCAGCCTTGTTAGCTCCTAATACTTTATTAGTTTCTATCTTAGCCTGTGCCTTCTGATTGAAGATAGTACCCACACTACCTGCGAAGCTAGAGAGTCCCTGTAAGATACTAGCCCTGTCAGCATCCTGAGCAGGAGCTACCGATTTCATTCTGGTTTGACCCTGAGCTGACTCGTATACTTGCCTTCCCCTTTCCGTTAATTGACCTGCCATATTAAACCCCTGTGCTTAAGTAATTAGAATAACCCTGAGCTGCTGTACTGCCTACAGCGAGTAAGGTACTAGCTGTGGACGGACGAGTAATAGCCGTCCTATCCTGAGCCGCTGCACCTTGATATCTTGCATTCTCTGCTGAGTCTGCGATGTTATCTAGTTGAGCCTGTTTATCTTGTAGTATACTGCTATAGTTCCCATAGCGTACCCTTTCTAGGTCTTGCAGCTGTGAAGCCACTGACTGTCCACCCGTCCCCATAGCGGCAGACATTACATTAACTCTGCCTTTACTGGCTATGTAGTCCTTCTGCGTCTGCAAGGATTCCTGTAGGGATTGTTCTTGGACAGAAAGCTCCTGCTCTGACATCTGATCATAGTTAGCAACAGTGGATTCTACTATCTGTTCATTCTTCTCTGCTTGAGCGGCCTTCATTGCACTAGCTTGAGCGCTTGCTTGCCTCTGAGCCTGTATAGTGGCTGCAACCGAGACGGCAGTAGATATCGCCGTCATTGTGGATATAGCCGCTGGTGCTGCTGCTACTGCCATAAAACCTCCTTAGATCCTTTGACCTCGTTGTTTGTGCTGACCTTCCCATGACAAATCCCTAATTATAAGAGGTCTATAGTCATCAGTTGTCAGTTCTATCTGTGATAGGTCAGCGAGAAGCCTTACAGGAAATGCAAAGGAGCCTGCATCTAGAGGTGCAAAGCCTGCCCTGTTTCCGTAACTGTTAATACGCCGACCATTTGTATTATAAACCCACTCTCTTCTAGTTGCCTTATCCTTAACGGTAATCCTAAAGTCTCCAGAGCTTACATAATTGACAGCCACCTTATTAAGGGTAAACCTATCAATGTCGTTTACTCGCCCTTGGTAGTCTAGTATGAAAGGCTGAGTAGGGATGTACTTAGCTGTAAACAAGGTTCCAACGATAAGGGTACATGTTGTATCCCCTGCTTTCCAGTCTGCTATATCATCATACGTGTAGTAGTTAATACCATCAGAGGTTTCTACGTTGACCCTATTACCTATGTCCTCTTCGTAACACCCTGTAGACATTACCACCTCTATATCAGAGTTAGGTGCATAAGGGATAGAGAACTCCCATCTACCTGCGCTGAAGGAAGCAGTTACCGTCACCTTTTGATCCATTTTGGTAGAGAAGGTTAAGGCTTCGTCATCTACATCATTAGCTACTGGAATGTACTCTAAGTATACATTGTCTCCCCGCTCCACTATTAGATATAGACTGTCCCTAACAAACTTAGTAAACAAGACCTTCCCGTCAATTCTCCACTTATGAAAGGCTGATTGAACCTTTTGATCACCGTTCCATAGCCAGTCATACATATAGAGAGTGTCAGTGTCCCTGTCTGTCCTGACTACTAGCTTGTTAATATTAGGGCTTGTAGTAATCTCTATAGGAGTACCTTCGATATACTCTGCAATATGCTCTGTTATAGGTCGTGCTCGTTTAGTGTCCGTTATGGAATCCGTGAACATCTCCCTGATACCTGCATAGAGTCCTGTACTAAAGGTGAACATAACGCTCTCGCCTGTTACTGCGGGTGCTGCCTTAGAGTTGAAAGGGTATGAAGTTACTTTCTTAAACACTAGACTACTCTTGGTAATAGGGTTGCTTCCGTTTATTAGGAACTGTCCATTATCTGCAAAGAATACAATATCTCCATCAAGAACAGCGCTGTGCGTTAGGAAGTTAATATCACGAGCATCTGCATATACATCAATAGGGTCACTATCCGACTCTACCTGCGTAGACTCTCTAAAGAAGTCAAAGAATAGATTAGTCCTGCTAAAAATAGCAGCTTCTCTGGACGTAAGTACTAGCCTGTTCTGGAATATCCCTATACTTTGTATAGTGTTATCAACGAAAGAAGGGAAAGGATTAGTAAGCTCATTACCCACTCTCTTGTCCTCCCACTCCCCGTAGCTTAGCGAGAATGTCCCATCTGCCTCTGATACTAAGATATGAGGTAGGGTCTCTATTTTTATATTGAACTTCTCGCCCTGTGCTAAGGACTCTACCCACCTTATATCTGAACCTGTCTGGTCAGTGGTATCCCCTGAGCTTGTTGCCCTTAGCCAGTACGCATCTGCATCGTACCCTACACTAGGCTGTACTTTTACGACATACCCCTCTGGTGCATATGGCGGTAGCTTAGACACTTCGGATACCCTGTCCTGTACTGCTATGAGATCCTCCCCATCTGCCCCATCTATCGTATCTACACTAAAGCGCTCCCCGTCAATCCTCGTAACGTATATAGTGTTACCTGTAACCTCTGCGGTATACTCTCCGCCAGTACCACCAACTGGTGAGTAGTTGATGTCTATGTATTCACCTTCACTTACATCACTAGAGTTCAATATGATCGTTGTACCACTGAATGAGACAGCTTCCACACCTGCGCCACTTCTATCTCGGTTAGTTATTTGGTTAATATAAGAGATGTTCTGCCCTACATTAACGTAATGCTCTACGGGAGAGACACTTTCCTGAACGGTACGGGACTCTAAACTAGTAGGGTCACTAGAGATCTGGGAAGCTAACTTAGATGCAACATTAGAGGAGGCGGTATCATATACATGAGTTGCCTCACTCCCGTCACGCGTGCTATAGCTTGCCAGCGTAGATCCATTCGCTGTAATTATGTAGTCCCGTCCATAGGTTGCATACTGACAATAGACTATTGCCATAGCGGGGTTTAAGTCTGTTGTCTCCTCTGAGACTTCTACGACCTCTTCTTTGTTAACTATAAACGAGTAATCCGCAATAGTCTGTATTGCGATATCCTCTTTAGGGTTACTGACCTTTAAGTAATTATCACTTAGGTCTCCGTTATTAACAGTAAGCTCTTGTCCTTCAAGCGTAAACACTCTAGGGTAGCTGTAAGGTTCTATTACTATAAGATAATCTTCACCTGTACCGCCCCTACTATAGGAGTAGAATAATGTATTCTCTGAAAAAGGGTCATCTATCCTTGCTACGTGCTGAGAGCCTACCCGCTTAACTAATCCATACAGAGGAGAGGGAGTAAAGTTCTCTTGCAGTGTGCACTGTCCTGATACTCTATCTTTATCTGTTTGCTGAGAGACCCCTTGAATAGGTCTAGCCCAACTACCTGTCTTCTTTCCCATAAGTCACCTCAGTTGTTGTTGTATCCACCAATTCTGCCCATAGCGTACCTTACTGATGGATTATTAAACATGTTACGTCGTCTCTGACTTCCCTCCTCGGTGTCTAAGGCGCTTCGAGAGATTACCGCCTGCTTCTCTAATGCAGCCAGTTTTATCTGGTCTCCTTCCTTATCGTTTACCATCCAGTACCTAGCAAGGTCAGCTATGTGCTGCTTGGCGGTAGGAGGCAAGGTTTCAAAAGGTAGATTGACAATCAGTGTGCAATGCAACTTACCGTCACCTCTCACTAATGACCGCATATCGTATCCTAATTCCTTCGTATCAAATAAATACTGACCTCTCATGGTAATAGGGTAGGGTTTACCGCCGTCCTCTTTGTAAAAGCATGACATAGTATTAGAGGGTACTTTCACTTTACCATCGGTACTAGAGGGTTCTAACTTATGAAACTCTTCTCTATTAAACCAGAACCCTTTACCGCCGTTAGTCTGTGTAGTCTGAGACAGATTATCAATAAGCTTATCAGCATCGCCTGCATCTATGTTGTAGTCGATATCTTCCTCTGAGCTTATACCTCCCATCCCGATAGCAGAGAGTACATAGCTAATTGCGGATACTTTATCCGTTATACCTAGTGCTAATGTGCTGTTCATTAATCGAACTCCTTACAAAAGAAACCCCAAAAGCCTAATGGCCTCTGGGGTTGTTACTATTATGGCTGAGCAGCTAAGACCGCGTTTACTGCTGCAACGAACGCAGAAGCATCGCCAGCTAAATCGCTTGAAGTAGTTACTTTAGCCTTACGCTTAGCGCGAGCTGTTAGGCCGTCCGTCTCTGTAGTTGCTTTCATCAAAGCGCCTAAGTGTTCCCAACGGTCAGGGATAGCACCCTCTGCTAGGTAAGTGTCAATGTACCAAGACTTGTTCGCCTTGTTCCACCAGATCTCGCCTGTAATAGCGATAGAAGTACCTACTAGTAAGCCTTCACGACCGATCAACAGAGCGGCACACTTCTCCTGATCTTCACCATCTGTACCTGTTAGCACATCATAACGGTAACCGTTATTGGCATTAGATAGGATGTGGTGAGCGTTGTTTTCTCCATCAATGTCCTTGTGATCTCGCGCCTTATTAGGGAAAGAGTTGGTAGGGACAACTGGAATGTTGAAGGACTTAAGAACGAAACCTCGTACAGAAGCACCACTAGCTGTGTTGTACATTGCGTCTACAATACGCTCTGCATCACGCATACAGTTGAACTCTGCCCAAGGCATGAAGATAGTAAGACCTGACACATCTACATCTTGTGTAAGCATGTCTTCAACAACCCACTCAATACCTGCGATAAGTTTATCAGGCACGGTGGTTGCATCCGCCTCTACGATCTGCTTGACTACAGAGAAGCCATGACCGCTTACACGAGGTGTAACACGCTTAGCCTCTGTGTTGCTAATAGCACCATAGATACCTTGCTGAACCAGCATGCGGTTCTCTAGGTTCTTGATAGCGGAAACTTGCTCTTGTGCAAGCTTACCTTTAGTCTCGATATCATCCTGTACATCATCAAGCATACTTACGATGTTACGAGCAATGATACTAGTGTCTACTACTAGAGAGTTTTTGTCGAACTCAGTACCCGAACCTTGGACATCCTTTCCTGGGGCTAGTGCCTGTACAGTAATTACACCAAGGTACTTGTTAGAAATAACATTAGTACCTGTAACTGACTGCATATCAAAGTAGCTCATCATACCAAGATCGTCGTGGTAAGCACGCTTAACCTGTCCATTGAACTTCTCAATCGCTAAGCTCTTAGCTTCGCCGCTTGCTGATACCTTGCTATCCACCAATTCGTTTGCATCTGACATTCATTTCTCCTTATATTAATACTTGATAGTAAAGACTTAGTAGCCTTTACGTTTACCTGCAATTCGTGCAGCGTCTACTTTACGAGCGTAATCTGGATTACTTATGTATTCTTTACTGTAGGCGACTTCATTATCAAACTCTTCTGCGGTTAAGTAGCCTTTCTCAAAGATACCTGCATCAGGCTTGCCTGCTTCCTTGTCTCCAATAAGCTCAACTTGCTTATCTCCATTCTGTAACTTATCCTCTAGCTCCATCTGTTTTTGGATCTGGCCTATAAGGAAGAGTTGTGTAGAATGAGCATCATCCGATGCCATGACAGAGTTGTAAGCCTCTATCTGCTTATCATCGAAGTTGTCAATGATGTAGCTCTCTAACTTATTAAGCCCTTCCTCGCCTCCTACGGCTTCCTTGTACTCCTCGCACTGGGTAGCAAATTCAGCTTCTTTAGAGGCTAGTTCTTCCTTATAGGAATTAACAGCCATTTCATTACCTTTCTTGTAACTCTCTAGCATGTTATCAACTACAAAGGTTCCATACTTCTCGGAGAGTTTAGAGTGTGTTTCCTCATCTAATGTGAAGTCACTATCTTTCCCAAAAAGCTGTGAGAGTACCTTACTCTCGTCAATCCCAAGTTCCTTGAACGCATCCGAAATCTCTGCGGGTACTTCGATATTAACCTTAGTCTCTCCAAAGAAATACTCTGTAGGTTCTTTATCTTCACTTTCAGTAGACTCTTCTTCGTCCTTATCGGCATCCTCACTTGGCTCCTCTTCGGCCTTAGTAGCTCCCTCTTGAGTCTCCTCTTGGGCCTCTTTAGGTGCATCAGTCAGATCAAGGATCGGCTCATCTTTAAGCTCAGGCTCTGTTGCAGTTGCAGTTGATGTAAGATCAAGAGGCTCATCACCTCCTATAATTTCTACGTCGTCCAAAAGATTACTCCTGTTTCATAATAGCACCAGCCATCTGAGGTGCAGCTTTAACGCCTGCCTCTTGTATAGCCTGTTGCTGTTGTTGTTCTTTCATTGCCTTCATCTTCTCTCCGTACTCTTCTTCAGTCATAAGGAAAGGAAGGTCGTAAGAAAGTTGATTAGCGTGGTATGTTGCGAAGTCCCTCCACTTAACGTAAGCCTGTATTGGCTCAGGAAGGGCAGCACCTTGCTGCATTGCGATAGACCACTGCTCATACTTGTCAGCGTCAGATAGCTTAGATAGTGCCTCTATACCTGTTAAAAGGACGGTACTAACAAGCCTTTCAGGTAGCTCAAAGTTTATCCTATTAAGCAGTAACCTAAAGTAAGGTCGCTGTAGAGTGTTTGCCAGTAGGGAGTATGCACCTCCTAGAGACTGCTCCATCTCAATAGCATCTCTTCTTATTTCAGCTTGTGTAACCCTTTCAGCATCCCTCTGTACTGCACGACCTAATAAGAAAGCAGAGCCTACACGTCTCTCATACTTATCTAGTACACTGGCTATAGGTGTAAAGTCTGCATACTTCTCAAGCTGTAGAACTCCTATATCGTCAAGGTTACCAGTTACAAATTCCCCAGTAGGGGAGTTTATAAGATGATCTACATCAGTAGTAGCTCCTGCCTTTACCAAGTACTTGATGTCCGCCATAAGTATCATGCCCTTAGCTATCGCTTCACTAAGGAACTGAACTGCATGAAAGTCACCAGCGAACTGCTCTACGAGGGAGCGCCCATAATCTTCTCCGTAATTAGACTCCCACCTTAGCACAAGGAACGGATTGTTCTCCTCTGTAACCCTATAAGATTTTCCTATCTGCACCCCGTAAGCTTCTTGCTCAATAAAGTACATGCCTTTCTTAAGAGATACCTTTGTGTAGAGCCTTACGTTAGAATCCTTGGAGGGGTCATACATTGGGCTGCGTTTAAGTACTGCCTGAGTCTCCTCATCAAATGTATCTAATGCCTTCTCTTCTTCCGTGATTAATTCAAGAAGTTTACCCGACTTGTCTCGCCTGTTTACGAAACGTGTCATAGGGTAGTTAATTAAATTGCCTTCCTTTGGCATATAGAGACAAGTTGTTCCGCCGACGAGTAGATGCTTAGCTGCTTCGCCTATCGCTACTCTCCCTGCTATGCGCTCATGTTCGAGCATTGCCTCTTTCTCGACATTTACCAAAGATTTAGATTGCTCTATCTCGTTGATATCTTCCTCACGTAGTACCTTCTTAGCTTCAGGAGTAATCTCTAGCCTAGCAAAGGTACTATGAGGAGGGAACAGAGTCATAACTAATTTATTGGTTAGGTTACTTACACATTGAGCACCTATCGACTGCCAACCTGTTTGCTCCGTCCCATCCCCTTGATTATCTCCCTCAAAAGAGAGAGGATACAAATTAGGGATTGTGTAGTTAGAGAAAGCCCTTGCCCTCTCTAAGAACGGTTCCCTCTTGGCAGAAAGCTTCTTATACCTATTCTCAATTGTCTTGTCATCCTTTGGCCTCCTCTTATGCACCTTACTGTCCTTAGTAAGATCTAAGTAAGGCTCTGACTGTATTACCTCTGGTTTATAACCATTAGCCATATTACCTCCTTAAATTTGGAGGCCAGTATCCGCCGCCTGTCTCGGTCGGGTAAGTTGCCTCTTGCCTTGGGAAGTACTTGTCTCTTCCTCGTCTGCCCCTAATTTAATATCTTCGGGATCTACATCTGCTTTTCTTTCCTGCTTAACGGCAGGTGTTACCTGTTCTGGGATATCTGGTGTACTAGCCATTAACACTCCTTTCTATATTGTGAACCTATGTAAGAGTAACCGAGCTTTCCAAAGAACCTCTTAGTTGCCTCTTCTTTAATACCAGAAGCTATGCTAATTTGCACAGCAGCGGCTCCTTTTTCCTTTGCCCAATCCTCCCAAGCCTCCATGAGAAGTAGGCCAGCTCTAGACCCTCTATTCTCTGGGAGTACGTAAAGAATAGAATCAAATGCAAGAGGGGTCTCACTCCAAGGTAGTTTACTCATATGACCCCACAAGAGGCCAATAGGTTCTTTTCCTTTGAAGCAAGTCAAGATCACACTAGTATCACAGAGTGTAGATGCAGAAGCCTGTAATATCAGTCTCTCGAAGTCTACGGGGAACAAATCATGATTCTTCACCTCAGAAGAATATTTATCCGCAAGGCTTACTAGAGAGAGGATGTCCATAACTGTAGCAGGTCTAACATACATAACTTTCCCACTTCTCAATCAGCGACCTAATAGTACTGTTGTAGTGTAAGGTCGAGTAGTCTGAATCCATCTCCTCTTTTCTAAGCTTATCTTTAAGCATTCTAATAACTTCCTCTCTGTTAAACATATCTGTAGAACTTGGAGTCATCTTATCTCGTGTTACTATATTCGTAGTAAAGCGATTACTCATTCTCATCATCCTCCTCAAAAGGTGCTGCCATTAAGTACAAAGACTCAATATCTATGTTATGAGCTAACAGCTCCTTAGTAATATCTGTATTAAGAGGCTTCCCTGTATTTACTAGGTCATAAGCCTCCTCAAACACTTCATCTATCTCTCTCATTATTCTTGTCCTTAATGGTAACTTAATTAGAAGTCAGCGTTGCATTTGTCGTCCCTGCGTTCCCCAGCCTTTGGCAACCTCAGTAGTCCCTTAGAGCTTTCTTGGAGGGCATAGACTTTAAATACTTTGCCTACAGGACTATCCTTTCCTAGTACATCATCTACTACATGATTGAACAAATCCTCTGCTGCATCATGAGTCCATCCCTTTCCTAGCATAGCCTTAACCTCTCTGCCTTCTTTGAACCTGAATAGGAGATTAGCTACCTTTCCTTCATACTTCCCTGTGCCTTCCTCAATGCCTATGCACTCTAGGTCATAAGATATCTGCTTAACCTTCTTCATCTGATGCCAATCCTTAGCACCTGCAAGCCAGCCAACATTAGGTTTGAATACTGCACCTTCTTGTCCGTTAGCTATCATCTTATCTGCGAATTCCTCTACCTCTTCTATACTAGTTACAACTGATGCATCTAGCCAGTTAAGGTCTCTACTATATAGGAGGCTTACCATCTTTTCATATCTATCACAAAAGCATGTAGGCGTACTACCCTCTTTGAACTCCTCAATAGAGACTAAGTCAAAGAAGAAGAGATTAACATGAGATAAGGTCTTAACTTGTTCAGAGCTTAGAGGCTTCACCCTAACAGGGGATACCATACCTGATAGCTCCTCAAGGGAGCATTGGGAGTTACAAAGTTCCGCAAAATATACACCGTCTGGTAAATATTGCTTGCTAAGTATCCACTCTAGGTCAGATAGGTTTGTAAACCTACTCCCTAGCCTGTTAAATATTGCAGCTTCATTATCCTCTACAACCACCGCAGCAAAGTTACCATCTTTCTTGCACTGAGCGAGCATTGGGAAAGTAGCCTTCTTGTGCATATCTTTCTTGTTTACTTCGTCCCAGTGCTTGACAAGTTGGACTACCTTGTTGCCTTTTCGGTGGTCAGGAGGCAAACCCAAGTATTCAAAAATATTCATATTAGCCTCTTTTATCATATAGCTTACATCTGATTGAATTTACAGCTTTTGACGGGTTACCCTCTTCTAGGTGAATATCAAAAGACTCATACAACGCAGGGTAGATATAGTCTCTGCTGTCCCCTTCAAAGGAATACCCATCTCTATGTAGCCTGCATACAGTTACGGAGTGTCCATCCTTGTGCAATTTATCTGTCTCTTCAATGAAGCCTCCATCACTAAATATAATATTGACACCTCCCCATATGGCCTCATAGTCCCTATTCCTGCACCTTGCAGAGGCTAATGAGCCAAAAGAATCTTTACCTAGTAAAGGTTTAACAAACTCTTCCGAGATCTTTATCATAAGTTCACGGTAAGAAAGCCCTCCAAGATGAGACTGTTTAGCTTCCTTTTCATCACGGTTGTTATACGCCTGCATGAAAGCCGTCTCAGTCATTCCAGACATCGCAATAGCCATGTCAAACATAGGTTTCTTAAACTGATCTTGATGATACCCGAACTCCTCAGAAAGGATATCCGCAATAGTGTCTTTACCTGCACCAGCGGGTGCATTAAGAATAAGGACGTTAGCCATTATTTCCTCCTATAAGTCAATGTATACGTATCATAGATGACCTACCCATCTGCCCTCTGAGTCCAGTCTCATTGGTACTAAGATAGGGAGTGAATCTAGGATCACAGAGCACCCGATAATAGGCTTATGCTTGAAGTTCTCACCGTACGCGAAAGCTAAGGATTTGGCGTCAATCAAACAGCCTCCATTCATTGCCCAGTAAAGAGCGGATGATGAGGCAGAATAGGTAATGCCATACTTTGCGTGAAGGTGACCTATTACCAAGTTGCACCTCTCATGTGCTGCTGCATCAATTAGATTACCGCTAGCTTGGTGCAGGAACATTACTTCGCCACCGTTAGGTAGGGCGAGTTTATGAGAGTAGTCCCACTCCCAGCCTTCGCCGCCTCCATCAGGGAATAAGACTTCCCTATACGTCTTAATCATCTCTGCTGGGATACCATGAGTTTTAGCCTTACGATGTAACATAGAACCGTGGTTCGAGTGGCATATCAGCATATAGGGGAAAACCTTCTCAAGGTCTGCCAAGAACTCTCTAGCTTTATGGAGTTCAACGCCTGCACTATCTAGGTTAGGGTCTGAGTCGTGATAGCTTAAACCATGATGATCTGTCTCATCCCCTAAATTAATCACGGTATCTGGCTTGTACTTAGCTGCAACAGCTATCAGGAACTCTATGGTATCAGGGTGCTGATAAGGTGCGTGTATATCAGGTATCACAAGGATACTCTTATGCTTTGTAGCTGGGAGAGGATCGATTGCTTTGAAATCTGACATGCTAGGCTTACGTAGTGTACGGCTCTCTCTTAGTGCCTTGTTAGGTTTAGCCAGTGTCTCATAGTGACCGCCGTTCTTCTTCGTCTCCTTAAACTGTTTAGCCCAGTAGTTACAAAGCTCTGGAGAGACGTATGTACCATGAGTGTTACTACTCAAAGTTTCACTCATTTTATTATAGTCAATCGTCCCATCAACTCTTGTGCTATCATTTACTGCTTCATAGACTTCTCGGTTACTAAATCGTGAACGTATCTTACCCTTTGACATTTATGTCTCCTTATCTTTCTTTTTTAGCTGCTCTTCTTTTTCTAGCAGCTTCATTTGCTTTAGCCCGCTTCTGTAGTGGGGTGAGGTGAGTAGGGTGAATCCACTCAGTCTGCGGAGTTAGGTGATGTTCTAGGTAGTCAGCCATAGATCTAAGAAGTTGTATAATATCTCGCTTACTCTTACATCTTCCCCACCTAATGCAGAGGTTAACTAGTTTCCCTTCAAGTCCGTTTAATGCTCTTGGTAATGCTGCCCTGATGATACCTGTCTCATGGTCATGATCTACTACCACATTAGATGCAGCTACTGCCTTGAGGTTGATACCCGAGATAGGGCAAATGCCCTTCTGTCTCTTTATCAACTCCTTTCGGATATTAGGAAGGTTGTTAGGGTTATTCTTATTACAAGCTGCTGCTGAGCTTATAGCCTGTATAAGTTTATCTGTCATGCCAAAACTCCTTATCATCTCCATAGATGATCCGTGACTTATGTGAGCGCCATATCTCTCCTTTAAAAGTCTGCATCCAAGCCATACGGCCTTGTTCAAGCATACGATCATAAGCTGTAAGATATGCACCCTTTCCTTTCCAGAAGTCCCAGTCATCAGGCGGCACTCCTTTAACAGACATACAGAGGTCATAATACTCTTGCGTGCCTCGGTAGTTAGGACACCAGTGCGTACCCTCTCCGTACTTCTCTTTGTATAGTGACAAGGCAGCCTCGTATAACTCCCTTTCAGTACTAAGATGGTTAAGGGCTTCAAAGGCTGCGGTCTGTCCATAGCCTGCTAACCCTTTGTAGTTATCGGCATTATCTCCCATGATTATCTGTGCATAGAAGAATTTGAGTCCTGAGCCTTTTAAGTCCTCTAATGCCTTACTAGGTACTTGGCCATCAATAATACGCTTTAACTTCTCTTGCCCCGACTTTTCACCTCGCTTCCAGAACTCTCCCGTACCCACATACTTATAGTTGTTAACCATCCTCTTGTTGTACTTAGGTAGCAGTTCACCAATATGAGTGACCCACTGGTGCTTTCTGCTTTGAGGGTTGTAGTTACGAGTGGGTGTGATAGTACTATCTTTATCCGACGAGCAGGTAACAGAGTCCGATAACTCTTTGTGTTTTAAAGATCCAACTTGGATTCCATAAGGCTCTATGTTTCTTCTATACCTTTCCCAAGCCTCGATACTCAAGTCGTCATCTGCCTCGTTACCATCTGACACAACTAGGTCAAAGGTCTCTGACATTTTCTCCTTCAACTCTTGGAAGAATACAGGTTTCTCTTCTGGACGCTGACCTTTGTAAGGATTGGTGTATGCAAGTCTTAACCTAAAGTTAGAGGAAGAGTTGGTAGTATAGATGATGGCTGAGTCGCATTTGCAATCCCTTATCCACCTATTGAGCGTTGCACAAAGGGAATCAAACACTCCTTCGAATTGAGGAGTATCCTTTAGACTAGCACAGTGACCTTGATCTACTAGTGCCTGAGCTTGAATCCCTATAATATCTTCCGTTGCGAAAGCTGTCATGTAAGGGAGTAGATCACCATCTATTAGGGCAGTCATGTTACCCTCTTTAGGCCAGACCTTTACGTTTACCTCTTTCTCGGAGACTTCACCACCATAATCAAAAATTGGTTCATTCATGCACTCTCCTTTATTACTTAACAAAAGAAACCCCAAAAGCCTACTGGCCTCTGGGGTTGTTACTTGGTCTAAGCCGACTTAGAAAGCTTCTTCGGACGTAGCTGCTTCAACAGCCGCTTCTACTTCTGACTCTACTTGGTCTGCTTCTGCGCCGCCATTCTCTTGAGTCTCTACGTACATTAGGTAAGATGCAACGATGTTAGCCTTGCCCACAAGACCTTTCTCAGTAGCGCCCTCTGGTGCAGTAGCACGCGCAAAGGCTAAACCTTCTGCGTAGTATTTCAGAGAGCCTAGTTCTACCTCTGCGCCCTCGCGAGTAGTGTGAGCTTTCTTACCAATAGCAGAGCCTTCTGAGTCAACTACTAGGAATGACTCTACGAACTTACCGCCAACAAAGTTTTCTAGGGTACGGATTGATAGTGTAACGTCTGACATAATATTTCTCCTTATGAGATTAATTTAATTAGTATTTAGTGATAGATTTCTTAGAACTCTGATTCGTTGCTCAGGTTCTCTTTAATTGCTGCGCCACTTGGCGTATTACTTTCTTTACCCTCTTCTCCCTCTGTCTTCTTTTTAGACCGAGAAGTCGGGGAATAAAGCTCAGTGTTAGATTCGTACAGCTCTTTAAGAACTTCTTGAGAAGGGTGAACACCTGCCTTGTACTCTTCCGTTTGAAGGATCAAGTTTGCAACGTCTAATTTAGGATTAAGCTTTTCTAAGATCCCCTTAGTCAGTTGCCCCTCTGTTACAAACCCTATAGCGCCCTCATCAGGTGCGTACTTTGGCAGCTCTTCCATGTCTTCTAGCATGTCCGTAGCTATAGGAGAGAGTGCAGAGACGTTTACGAACTTAGGTGTTCCGTCTTCGTTAAACTCTTTGCCTCCTTTAATGGTAACTGTTGTAAGCTGATTCTTCATTGATGCGAAGCCGCTATGACGCGAGAAACCGCCCATTGCTGGGATAAACTTAGAGTGCAAGAAAGACTTCTCGCCTTTCTTCAACGGGAACTCTTTTGTAATAAACAACGAGTTACCTTCGTCATCTTTATCTGCCTTACCTAATAGCTGCAAGATTGCAATAGCATAAGGTGCAGGGTCTTTCTTTTCCCCTTTGAATTCCGCCACAAAGTTACCGACCCTTATAAGTCCGTATAGTCGAGCGGGTCGTGTTCCTTCCTCTGGGTTCTTGAAATTACTGGCTGTTTCGGCAACTTCACCACCGTAGTCAAAGCCATCTACTTGATCTGTCATTAAATGATCTCCTGTTATTAGTGCTTGGCATAGTTCTCAGTATACTGGACTCGAACCAGTTACCTATTGCTTAGGAGGCAATCGCTCTATCCTACTGAGCTAATACTGAGAACTATACCAAGTTTGTTGATATAGTCCAAGGGAAGGACTGACCGCGAGTTCACTACTTATCTCTACGGTTGCTAAGTTTTACTCCGCCACTCCTTCTCCTTAATGGTAACTTAATTACTTAGGGTTCATAGAATCTCCGTCAACCCTAACTACAAAGTTCTCTTTCTTGCTCGCCAATACGGATAACGCATCGGGGCATAAGTGAGGATTGTAAATACTGGAACCTTTATACCTAAACATCTCATGTACCTCATGCATTTCAGCATCTTTTATAAGCGCAAGCAATGCACCTACTACCTCTTGCTTACATGCATACTCAGAGATATAACGCTTTCCAGATTTCCAAGAAACATCTAACCCGCTAACACTGCAACGTGCATTGGCGACCTCTATCTGTAGATAGAGAGTACCTTCCTCTATGCTTCCGTTGACAATAAAGCGCCAGCCCTCCTTGTAGGCGCAGTGTTGTACTACGTCGTACACATCTTGAGAGGTAATATACATAGTTAACTACTCCTATATAATGCCAGCGAGTACTGCCTTGCGGTTGTTAATAGCCTTTAAGTCTCTTGCGCACTTCCTGCCTGCCTTAACATCGGCCTCTCTGTGCTGATCTTTGAGCTGTTCAAAGCGACGTTCATAGTAGTTATTCAGCTTGTCTAGGTCATCTTGCAGCATTTCTGCATTATTGCTAAAGCGAGCCTCACAAAGGACGGTTACTGTGTCAGTATCTTCCGCCAACTTCTCTAGCTCTTTAATAGCAGCGGCCTGAGCCTTTGCCTTGAAAGCCTCCATAAGCTTAATAGCTGTTGTGTATAACACAATGTAAAACATGTAGTCTCCTTTAGGTTCGAGATCTCGAACCTCTTAGTTAATTGATTAGTATCCTTAATGGTAACTTAGTGAGTGTCTTTCCAAGAGTCGCCTATCTTGTACTCCCCAGCAAGAGGTATTCTAAGATTGAGCATTTCTCCTGTCTCTCTCATAGTTTCCGCCAAGATAGCTCCTGCCCTATGGTAAGCCCTACCTACTGTTAGGACACCTTCTCCTATTTCATCTTCCCCTAGTATAGAGGGAGCAGACCACATACGCCCTTGGTCGTCGAAATGCTCACGTTTCTCCTCTGCCTTCCAGTCTGCCTTTAAGACAGTGTAGTCCATGTACTCCACTTCATCTGCTTCGACTTCCATCTGAACCTCGTCATGTACATTGGCAACAAACATCGGGTGTCCTTGCTCATCAAGCCCTACGCCCTCTTTCTGCATTTTCTCTGCACCTAATACAAGTCCGTATTTCATGCACAAAGATCCTGTCATCTGCAACAATACATTAAGTACAGTGTGCAAGAGGATATTACGGCCTGACTTACGGATACGTCCCCAACGTCCATCAATGCCATGCAAGTATCCATAGGCTTCACCTGCCTTCTCACAAGCTGCGATAAGGTTAGCAAGAGCAGGTAGTTCTTTCTTGAAGCGATTGACACGCTTACGCATCTCCTCTTCTGAAAGGCCACATACCTTAGCTAGGTTAGAAATACCAGAGCCATAAAGGAATGCGTAGATAAAGGTCTTAGCCATGTCCCGTATAGGAAGGCCAGCCAGTTCTTGATTATAGGTATGAATGTCTCCATTAAGGACTACCTCTGTGTAGATAGCATCATTCATGAAGTGTGCAAGCATACGTAGTTCCAAGCCTGCCCCATCACAACCTAGAACCTTCTTACCATTCCCTGCTATGAAGAGGTGGCGCAGAGGTCTGAGTCCCCTAGATGGGATGTTAACAACGTACTTATGTCGCATCCTAAAAGTGTTGGTTCCGATGCTAAAGGCGGCGGCGGGGACTCTCCATTCCTCAGAAGGGTCTGATGGGAATTCACCCATCTTCTCGAAGTACTCCCAAGCCTCCATGTTATGCTCTTTACTAAACGCCTTAGCCATTAGCCCTTTACAGTGTCTCTTGCCATCTTTCTGCTTAGGGAACTGCTTGTTCTTAGAGTAGTAGTCCATATCTTTAGGGTTTAGAATCTGGCTTCTACGTGAGCGTAATACGTACCATTGGACTATCTCCGAGAAGAATTCTGGGAGGTCTGGAACTCTGACGCGCCAAGCTTCAAGAGATGCTTCATCAATCTTACCTGCCCAAGGTGAGCTTAGTTCTCCCTCTGGGTTCTCTTTTGCATTGTCTATCCACTTCTGCTCAGAGTCACTAAAGTTAACACCTCTCCATCCTTTAGGGTATAGAACCTTCTCCTTGATATACTCAAGATTACCTAGTCCTATCTCGTCCCAGTCTATAGGAGTAAATGCTCCCTGTACTAGTGGATCTTCGGTGTCATTAATGTTACCAACCATTTCAGGGTAGTTAGACTTAACTGCCGCGGAGTAGTCACCACTGGCTTTTGTAAGCTTCCATACAGCCGCACGTTTACCTACTCGGGCATCAGGCGTTAGCATGTGCTCTTTAAGCATCTTAGCCAAGAATCCATTGCTTTCATTAGGGTAGGACTTAGAGAATGCATTGCATATCTTAACTATCCTGCCCATGTTGAGAGGTTCTGTAGATACCCGTTTAGGGATAAGAGGGTCTATCTTGTTAAAGATATCATCCATCTCTTTGCCAATGTCGTTGTACTCCTTCCAACCTTGGAGCATGTCAAGACGGAAACCTCTGTCTTCTTGCTTGCTGATATATAGAGCTACTTTAAGCTCCATTTCATAAGCCTCAATTATCCCCTTGCCTGATACCTTATTGCGGCCTCTTCGTAGATGATCCGCCCATTCGTTATTCATCAGCCAGTAGAAAAAGTCTTTGCCAATGCCAGTATCCTCTTCACACCTGTGGATCATATGATCTGTTAGCTTCGACCAATCTTCGTTAGAAGGCTTGTACCTGCCTATACGAATACCGTGTGCCTCAATAGTGTGAGGGCCGACATTACCTAATCCCATTGCGAAAGCCTGGGAAGGTGCTTTCCTGTCAGGGTTTAATAGCTGAGAGATAAGCATAGTATCCATTAGCTTGTACGGGAAGTAGTTAGAATATACTGCATCCTTACCCCTACGTTCAGAATAATTGAACTTCCAATCATTAGGGAAGACTTTCTCAAATGCTGGCATGTCATAGCCTACCCCATTCTGAAAGACTATAGCCTCTGCCTCCATGAGCATCTTAATACCGTCAAGGAGATAACCATCTTGGTAACCCTCGTTAACTAGCTCTTCTCGCGCATCAGGGTCACGCTTCTCATACGGGTCAAAGAAGGTGTAGACCTCCTTAGTGAACATGTCATGTATATTGATGACGTGCATAGAGCTTGGGTCATCATACCTTAATTCATTTAGGAACCCTACACCCTCCATGTCTGCACATAGAAACCGCCCTCTCCCATCTACACTTTCACGCCGATCTTTTGTTCCGTCATACATTGACGGGTATGTGCCTAAAGACATCATATTCTCCTAGTAACTGTCTCATTAAAGGAGCCTCATAAGAAGCCCCTTGGTCAGCCAGCTAATTTCTGCTGGCAGTCTTCCAAAGTTCGAACATTGCTAAGGGTTGCTTCTTCTGCGTGATCACGTTCTTAAAATAACCCTCATTTAGGTACATTTCTAACTTGTGACCTTCGAAGGTTCCAGTAACCCACATCCCTGTTTCTAGCATACTCCAATCAACCTTTACCATTAGAGTCTTACCTAGCAGCCTTGAGGCCACTTTTGACAGCTCCTTTCGTTCTGAGATGCCGTAATAAATTACCGAGAACATCAGGAGTTCGTGTACTTTACTACTACTCTTTATCCGAATAGGAAACTCCTGAGTCATAATGGGAACTAGAGTCCTTGCTACCTGAGTAACAGTGGCAAACTTAGCTGCTTCGTATGTGTCTTCTACGTCGTCTAGCCCTTGGGCGACTGCACCTAGCTCATTGTTCATAGTTCAAAACATCCTCTTCTTTGAATTTAATTTCAGTACCACCCGCCTTAAGCTCAAGCACGTTATAAGCAGAGAAGCAACGGTAGCCGCTATCTTTTTCATTCTTGCGCTGAGAAGGTACAACGTTCACGCTAATAAGATCCTCATAATGCCTAATAGTAGACTCTCCACCTTTTAGATGCTTAGTAACGCCTGTTCTACATGTCATCTTCATGAACCTTTCCGTGACAATCTCAATACTAGAACCTTGGCGTTCTAGCTCTTCGGCACGCTTCTTAGTAACCTCCTCCCTCTCTTGAGAGAAGTAAGATAGAGAGAAGTATTTAACCTTCGGTGTCTTACGCTTCGCCACTACAGTAAAAATCCTACCTTTGTTCTGTGTAATAATGGCCTTAACTAAGTCCGCACGGTTTTTATCTTTAATCTTCATGTCTTGTCCTTTGTTCGAGATCTCGAACCTCTTAGTTAATTGATTAGTATCCTTAATGGTAACTTAGAACTCTTGATTATTCTCAGCTACCTCTTCGCTAGGTAAGTCACTAGGCGTACTCTCTTTAATAGGAGTAGAGCGATTAGGCCTTCCTCCATCGTCGAAGGAGTTACGTTCTCTTTGCTCATTATCTCCTTGCTTAGGCACGCCTACCTCTGGTAACTCATGTACTCCGTCAAGCTCTGTATACTTTCCTGTTCGGATATCCTTTACAGCCGCTACGGTACTACCCACCATGTGACCTATTCCACGGTTCTTAATGTTGCGGTATAAGGTCACGCACTTATTGTACATAGTTGTAGCACGTGTATTCCTTTCAATGCCCCAAACTGCATTAGCCCAGAATGTAATAGAACCTGCTCCCCTAAAGTCGCTTTCATAGACTTCACCACCTTGTGTATGCGGAATACGTTTACTTGCATCTACCTTGACTAAGTGACTAAGTAGCATAATGTTCACTGGGTTTTCATCCTTAAATGTACCGAGGCGCTTCATGGTCTCGTCAATGGCATTAACCCCTTTAGATGCATTACCACGATCATCCTTATGCTCGAAGGCTGTTAGATTATCGACTACAAAGTACTGATAACCAAGAGCTAGGCATTCTTGCATAACCTCAAGCACTGACTCTACATCTTTACTTCCGTCAAGGTCTGCAATCCGTAATCTATCACTCTCTGCTAATTGAGTCAGCGCATCATCAAGATCCTCCTGTGTATACTGCCTAGCGGGGTTCTCATCAAGACCCATATCAATCTCCCACTGCTCTTGTGGAGGAGAGTTGAAGTCCTTACCTACCAGCATACCCGCAAAGGTTCTAGCTACTTCGTCTGACTGGTTCTCTAGGTAGATTACCACTACATCCTCCCCTTGCTCCATCAGATTAGCGACATGTGCAACGGTAGTATCTGTTTTACCTACGCCTGTACCAGCTCCCCACACGTGCAAGTAATGAAGACGAATACCGTAAGTGATCATGTTGAGACCATTGAGCCAGTATTTATTCCCCATCTTGGTCATGACTCTGGCCTTGCCATAGAGGTCAGATACACGCTTAACTTTTGCTGATCCTTTGGATTCCTCTGCGTTAAAAACTGCCGAGGTGAATTCTGCATCCCTTCCTAAGTCCAGTGCATGATTTGGATCTTTGCAACCAGAAGGCATCTTAATAGTCTTAGCTTTCCCTCTAAATAACTTAGTAGCTGCAAGATTAAGAGCTCTGCCCGTTTCATCATCATCAAAGCAGAATAAGAGATTCTTGAACTGATTTAATTCATCTTTGTTATGAATCAATTCCTTAACACCTGCCTCTCCTTTATTGACTGAGAGAACATAGAATAACTTTAGAGGCTTTCCATTGTGGCTCTCTAGGGAGCTAACTTCTTGCAATGTATCTAATCCGTTTATCTGCTTGACTAACATCTGTTGCGCCGCCATAGCATCACATTCCCCGCCTACTACTAGACAGAAGTTCTTGCGTTGCCCTGAGTCCGATACTTGCTTAAATGTATTAAGTCCAAAGAGATCTTGGTCGCCAAAGAGCTTACCTAGATTACCAAATGCAAAGTCTTTTGGTAGTGTACGGCATTTAGCACCTGTAAGCTCTCCCTCCTCATATCGTGGGTAGTAGTGCCTAGCTATTTTACCTTCTTCATCATGCCCCACTCTAACATTAAATAGACGAGCAATAAGGCCATGTATGCCTCTATCTACTAAGTGCTTAACTTTAAGACCTTCGAACCACTCACACTCACGATTCCACTCCTCATCCTTAAGCAGCCTCTCTTCCTCTGTGAAGACTTCGTACCTATGCTCCATCTTCATACCAGATAAAGCTAAGCTACGTGTAAGTGGATCTTGTAACTTACCAGCCTTCTCTAATCCTCTGAACTCATCAGGAGTGTATTTAATAGAGCCGTTAATCTCTGCCTTGCTTACGTCGAATCCTTCTTCGCCCTTAGCATAATAGCGCTTACCGTTCTTATGGAAGTGCTTTCTATCACAAAAGACTCCTCCGTCACTGAATACGATGGCATGGTTGCCTGTTGAATCGTGGCCTGTCTCTCTGCACTTAGGGCATGGAATGTTCTTTACTATCTGTCCCATTATTCAATTCCTTGGTCGTCTAATACTTTTCTGGAAGTTGTACCACTACGCTTAAGGTTACGCTTAAGGCTTCTCTCTTTACGTCTTGTCCTTTTACCGTCCAAGGCTACCTCATCATGCTTAACCTTATTACGCTTCATCTTCTCATCTACTTTAGACATACAATACCTCTATGGTCTCTAATAATTTATTTAGCCTATAATAATTCTATTAATATTAATCTTACTTGGCTTCTGGTTTCTTCCCTTAATGGTAACTTAATTATTTAGTTCGAGATCTCGAACCTCCAGAAACAAGAAAACCAGCCTAAGCTGGTCTCTTAAAATGTTATAGTATTACATTTATATTGATCAATAAATGATCAATTAGTATAATATTAACCAAATAAATACTCTGAATCTCTTACAACTTCGAGATCTAGAGTTCCATACTCAGGTAATTCAACGTCTATCTTATCTTTAATCTGCCCCTCTGCGGCTTCTTTGAAACCTGCAATTACATCATTTTCTTGGTACATATCAACAAAAGTATTGTTCAAGATGCTTCTAGCTTTCTTAGTATGACAAGCATGAGTACCAAAAGAGTCGTGAATTACTGCAATATCTGCGATTCCTGCATCAATGAATCCATTCACAGCAAAGCATAAGTGACTAGCATCCATACTATGAATAAAGTTAGGAGCGGCGGACGAGGCCATTTTGGTAGCATTAATCTGTTTTGTCTCTCTATAATCACGGAATGAAGTTCCTCCCATTAGTTTTGTGTTGACCCTATTGTTACTGTCTACTACGTATATAGCTTGCTTAACTATGAAACCCGTCGGAGTAGTCCATACTAAAGGCTTGTTACTCGCGGACACCTTACCTGTTACCTGCTTGATGAACTTCATACCAGCTCTAGCAGCTACTACAACTTCCCCAATTGATGACCAAACAAGGCTAGAAGCAAAGGAAGTTATCTCTTTCTGATCAAGATTCTCACTGAATTTAGTCATCTTCTTGTATTCCAATCCCTGAGCTAGAACCTTTTTACGCTCCTTGGCATCAATATCATGAAGATAGTCTTGCACAGCTTGGTAGCATGTACGTGGAGAGCTACCATAAGGCATGGTCATTACTGGCTTCTTTGAAAGACTACGAGTAACCCCCGTCTCTATCCACCCTTTAGACAGCTCAACCGCTTTTACATAGCCGTATTTATCTTTTATAGCAGGCCAGTTTGGAACGTCTCTCTCCCTGAAATCCATAATAGCCTCCATGTGACCTAGTGCAACATCAGAAACCGCCCTGTAAATGTCCTGTGGCTTGTTAGAAGGTACTAAATTAACCTCCTTACCACCTACCTCGTCACGTAGCATACCCGAATAATGCTGAATACCTGAGCATGATCCGTCCATTGCTACGATACTAAAGGACTTAAATTCACAAGCATCGTTACCTTCCTCTTTCCATTCGATAAGCTTAGCGTACTCTAAGCACCAACTTAGGAACTGCCAAGGCTTCTCCGCCGCTGTCCACTCTACGAAAGTGGTCGGATCTGCTGCGATATCAAGGCACATAGCTTGAAATTCTTCTGCTTCAGCAAGCCTTACACGCTCTTTGAACTCTTCTTTATCCCATCCCCAAACGTTCGCACCTTGCACAAGGAACCAGAATTCCCCGTCATCCTTACCTAGCTTCTCTTTCTTGCGAAAACGGATAAGAGATTTCTGTAAGTCCCCGCCCTGTGGTGTAAGATATGTGCTTTGAGCATTGAATCGAGACCTAAAATCAAGTGTGTATACGAAGTGCAAGCTATCAAACTCTACGTATTTAGTCGCAATATCAAGAGTTGATGTAATCTCACGTATTGTACTGCTACGCTTCACCTCTGCGGTATGATAAGCAGCCATTGAATGCTTCCACTTCTTGAATTCTTCCCACTGGCCTGTACTCAATGCACGCTTAAGCTCCTCCCCACGCAAATCAGACAATACCTCTGGCACTGGGCAGACTGGCGGATCTGTTTTCTTCATGCTGGGCATTCCCAGAGGAAGTGATCTGCTTCTAATTTCCTTAGCTATCTCTAAGATCTCAGAGTTTATAGCCCATTTAACAGATTGTAAGCCGTTAACAGCCTTATAGATAGCTGGCATTTGCTCCTTAGTAAGCTTCGCTAAGTGCTTTTTATCTCTAATCTTAACCAAGTTAACCTTGCTACCTACCTCTCTTGTGTGATAGCCGCCATCCGTTGCGCTCTCCCAGTCCCTCGGAGGGATCACACAAGGCGCAAAAGTAGGGTACATGTCCGCCATAGCCTCCTTGTACTCTTCCACCCATTCATTCAGATAGTCAGAGGCTCTGATAAGAGAAAGAACTTGCACGCCTGCCTTGGAATTATCTCTTACATTCTCTTTCACTATCAAAGAATTACCATTTAGAGTCATATTCTCCGTGAATATCTCTAGCATATTAGCACCAAGGAGCAATAGATGGTTATCAGGCCACGCAACCCATCTATCAAAGTCCACCGCGTACTCGCGTTTACTATATAACGCCTTGTACTTATCCTCGTCAAGGCTCAAGATTCGTTTAATCTCCTCCTTATCAACACCAGCGGCGTCTAGCTTTGAGAAGTGGCCTAATAATGCCAGCTCTCTTTCTGCGTGCACCATTGAGTCATGTTCAAACTTATAGCTCTTACTTGCTCTCTTCTTTAAACCCTCCTTGATTGCCTTTATATATTTGGGCTGGGTGTCTTCCAGTCTGGTAAAGCGTACTTCATCTTCAATACGCTTCGCTATGTCCATAACTAGCTCACGCGTCTTGATGAAGCCACCGCTTAGATTATCCATGACTGACTTGATTGTAATATAGGAGGCAGCTTGAGGAGGTAAGCACTTCATGTAATGTATGCTATGCGACATTCTGCCCGCGTTATTCTCGTAGTAATCGATGTAAGCCTCTAGTGCATCTGACATAGGTTTAACAAGCTCGCGGAGTATTCTGCGGTTCCATTCAGTCTCGCTCGCCTGACCTGCCTCAAGGTTACGCTGGTTAGCCTTCTCAAACCGTGCGATGCCTGCTCCGTGCATTTCCATTTCAATCCCTAATTGCTTGCTATATAGTTCAGTCATTTGTCAGCCTTTAAAATTACGAGATATTGTGTTTAGTTCGTCTTTCTGTATATTAGTTAGTGGTGCACCGAACTCCCCGTATAGAAAGTGGTAATATATGTCAGGATTGCACCTCTTCAAGTGCCGCATAAAGCGCATCTTTCTTTCACGTATTCGCTCTCTCTCTGGCCAGACAGTGTACGTACTAGGTGTTGTTCTGGACTCTACTACCAACGTCTTAAAATAAGACATCAGTAATTCGTTATAATCCATGATTAATCCTTATTAAGCAGAGTATCGCGGGCTTCACAAAGAAGCAGGTAGGCTTCATGACCTTCTCCATACCCGATACGAACCATTTCGCGGAATGCCTTTCTAACGTGCGTAACTTTACCAGCACTCTCTGGAGCCAACCCCAGTACGGTTATAGGGCTTTTACTAGAGAACTGCGGTAACATAGGTAAAGCTTTCTCATACTTACGACTTTCGCTCTCTTCTCGTAGCTGTTTGTTAAGCTCGTTAGCTGCATCTAGTGCTTTAGTGAGTGACTTGATCTGGTTGATCAATTCCTCCTCTTTCTGGTTATCTACTTCTTTCTCATCCTCCCATTTAGCTTCTACGGGCTGCACTTTATTAAGCGCCTCATCTATTTTACGTGTAACCTCCTCTTCTTCTTTTGCAAGGGTTTCTTTGACAGTCTTGGAGGGAGTAGGATCTAGTATTTCATTCAGTACAGCATTTGTTAATGTCTTGCTTAATGCGAAATCAGCCGCCCTTTCAATCTGGTCTTTGTCAGCGTGCTTGGCAAGACGCAAGATATTAAAAGCCGCTACACCTTCAAAGCGACTATCATCTATCACAAATCGGGCAGCCTTGCACCACTCCGATACGCTAGACTTACCTAGCCCAAAAGTGGCCTTGCAGTAAACTAGGTATTCTGAATAGGGTTTGTCTTGCGCCTTGAATTCTCCATGTAAATCTATTAGGAGACGGCCTATCTCGACCTTGTTGGAGGCCATCGTAGCAAGAGTGTTCTGGATATCTGTAGTTAGTTGTAGAATGTAAGGAGTCGTCATAATTAATACCTTAGTTAGTCAGGAACCGAGCCGATTCGTTAGTGATTGAAACTTGTTGCATTATAAGGTTATGAGTATTGATGTCAATAGCTTGTGACTTATATTTGTATTCCATATAAGTATTGAAGGAGTCATGTAAAGAGAGTCCTTCTTCAAAGGGTTTTTGACTCTTATACTCTTGGAAGAATTCTCTTAGTAAGGACTCAGTAAGTGTACTCGACAAAGTAACGATATCACGAACCCCTGCATAGTTACAAGGCTTCTTGTTCACTATTGTATAGCCATAGGCTCGCAACTGTACCAGAAGCTCTCTATCTTCATAGATAGTTATAGCCTCTGATCCTAGCTCCTGTGCAAGCCCTAGAAGCTCACATATTGAATCTTTAGAGTGGTAAAACATCTGTATTACCTCATTATTAGCGGCATCAAAGCACATTCCGTACATGAGGTTGTTGCTTATCATGTACATAGGTACTTCTGCTGTGCTTATCTGCTTTAGCGTCTTGATGCTGCCCTCGCCTGCCATTACTACAGCGCTTAAATATTCTTCTGTGTCTACAATCTTAAAGTAACTCATAGTCTTTCTACCTCTGTTATACAAGCGTCAATGTAAGTTTTGGCTTCTTCTGGTGAAGGGTCGTAGCTATTCAGGTGCTCAAACCCTTGTAATTCTTCCTCTGTGAATAAGCTCGATAACTTAGCATTTCTATGTCGCGACTTACACCCTACTGCATAGATAGATTTTGATAAGTTTGTACTTCCTAATGTAATATCACACAAATAATCAAAATACTCTGCCTGTTTCTCTGACTTGATATTTAATGTACTTCTAGGTATTTCCCCCTCTGATTGCACGACATATTCCCCTATCACGCAAGCAGCGTACCCTTGCGGGTGTTTTAAATTGGGCTCATACCACTTATGCATAGCTAGTACGCGTTGCTGCGAATTCTCCATAGCTTTAGATAAGCCTCTAAGGGATTCTAACAGTTCCTTCTTGCCTTCTGGCTCTGGCCTTTCTAACATATTAACCTCCGAAATAGTCATCTGTAAAATCTTTGTAAGTTACGCACTCTTTAATGTAGTACAATGTCTTAGTTACTTCCGGCTTCCTGAACCACCGTTTTCTAGTGCTAACCTTGTAAAACCTACTGCCTTCTCGCTCTAAGTATCCCAGCTCCTCCGCTTTAATGGCTACGGAGTTCCTAGAGCGACCTAATTCTTTGGCTATATCATTGCAAGCCCTTCCATCCTCCATGTATTCACCTAATTTACGTACCTCCTCAGTGTTCCATGCCTCCCAGAACCTCGGTAGATATGTCTTAACCTCAGTTAGTGAAGCCTTGGATGGGAACCTTTCCTTTCTTGACCAGTGCTTCATAGCTCTTTTACCTTCTGTATTACAGCATCAATGTAGACTCTAGCGTCTTCTGGTGTTGGATATTCTTCTGTAAGATGCCTAAAGCCACTAACTTCCTTCTGTGTGAATAAGGTACTATCCATCGCCTCTAACTTTCTAACGATAACAACTGTACCATACACAGATTTTGCTAAAGACGCCCCTAGTGTATCAGATATGTTAGGGAATCGACCACGCAGGGCAAGCCTACACGCTACTCGAAGATGTACACTTATTCTATTCGAATATAAATCTAAAAACCAAGAGTCACTTGTAATAGACTTCTCCTCAAAAGGAAACACCTCATAATTCCCCTGTAGTGCCTGATCTCCTAAGACACAAGCAGCGTAGCCACAAGAGTGCTTATTGTTCTTCTCATACCATGTATGCATGGAGAGGTGACGTTGTGCTGACTCTTGCATAGTCTTAGATAGAGTCTCTAGCATTATGATAAATTCTTGCTTAGGGCCTTTCATAGTAATTACCTATTCAATGTTTAATTCGTGTAGCAACTGACATTCCGTGTTGCAGGCAAGATCTTATAAATGACTCCTGATTATTAACAAACTCTTTGTGAGAGTAGTAGTGCCTCACTTGGCCTATTGTATCGAAAGTTAATATTGCAATCGCCAAGTTAGAAAGTCCAGCATCTTTAGCTGCCTGTATGTGCTGATTAGCTACGGCTTCCTCGCCTTTCATGCTAAAGTCTTCATTAAGATCTAAGTGTAATGCGTCGTGCCAGAACCTAAACACAGTATTGAAGTAGTTACCGTATATACTAGAAGAAGAACCATAATTAGCAACTGGGATAATCTTTAATTTACGCTTAACTCTGACATTATCACCTTTTACATCCACGTATTTTCCATTAACATACGATAACGTGTCCTTTGTTTGTAAGGCTATACTTTCTGTCTTCTTATTGAAAGGGCTAATCTTTAGCTCATTGAATGACTCAGGAGCGTTATCTGTAGGTTTATAATTAAAACCTTTATCTGAGAGCTTAATAGTCTCATCCAAGAAAAGATCTCGTAACTCTTTTACCGCAGATTTGAACATGCTTTCAGTGATTTGCATAATACTTACCTTTCTGTTTATTAACTTACTAATAGAGACTTTAGCAAAGCCTCTATGATAAATCAACAATTATTTAACGCTTTCGTCGTAAATTGCTTCGATATCTTCAATATCAAGGTGCGTAATAGTATACATACTCATAATATTATTGTGGTGAAGTGTCAGCCTTCCATTAGTTACTCTAAAATAAATAAACCAAGACTCTACACTTGTCACAATAGTACTACGTAAGCAATTCATAAAATCTTTAGAGAGAAGACAATGATAGCATTCCCCTTCTTCTATGTATAAGCGAAAATGGTCGTCTGAATTACCCTCCTCTTTATATGGTATGACCTCAACAAATAAATCCTTAATACTATCAATACTGAGTAGTGGTTTATATCTTCCATTATAAATATAATGCTCTTTAATCATAGTTTCACATTTAAGTTGTTTCTTAGCATACGCTTAGTACGCGCAATACGTGCTTTAATAGCGAAATTATCAGGAGTACATACCGTCACAAAGTTTACCTGCTGAGTGATGCGCACCTTACGTAACTTAGTTGGCTCTCTGTCTATCAAGGTCTCTGGTATGATCATGGGTTTAGTCCTGTGCTAGTGTTATCGATTGACCGAAGCGAGGGTTAATTCTTTGCATTGCCACCCTATGTAGGTATAAGTCTATCATTTTTAATGCATGCATAAGCAATGATCACATTTGAATCTTTTCTTCCTGTAATATCCGCTCTCATGTAATCAAAACCGGATAGGAGTAGAGCCTTCATGAGTCTTGTAGACCCCACCTTACATTTTCTCTTTATCTGCCTCCATAAATACTCTACTACTTGTTCTTCCTTCCTTGAAAACGTCTCTAGTATTAGATCGCCTAATAGCTCTCTTATCTCTCCAAGAGTATCGGTATAATAGTAACCTAATAATTTTATTGTCTCCTCTGTAAGTTCAATCTCTGGTACATCAACCACTGAACTAGGCTTAACTTTAGGCTCCTCGACCTTCTTAGAAGTGTCGATCTGTTTTCCGATACTTATAGAGAGATTCTCCGTATATGCTGTAAAGCTTTCATCTGCTCTGGATAGAGCTAAGCAAATATCAGTTAGTGACGCGATACTGTGACATTTGATAATCTTCATATTACTTGATACCTCCATACCATCTGCTACGCCCTTTTTTATATCAACGGTCTTAGCTACTGCTTTAAACTTAAGGGAAGGTAACTCCTCTACTGAATAAGCATTAGCTAGTACATGAGACAGCATATCTTTTATCTTAGGGTCTTCATGCATTGACCATTCTATTGTGTCCACTTCTGAGATGATTACTATGGCTACACCTTTAACATATAAGGCCTCTGCCTTCTCTCTTGATATATACATATTAGTCCTCCCTAATAATTGTGCATGTGGCTATAGTATGGCACTTACCTAAGATCATAAAGTCTAGCTTAACTAGTTCTTCATGAGTAATACACCCATGTACAAAGAGGCTATCAAATGAAGCTTCTAATTTCTGGAGGTCTTCATAGGTACCTGCCTTATTAACTCGCTCTATAGCTGATTGCATGGCTGTCTTGTCTGTCATAGCCTTAGTATCCTTCTATAGTAATGATGATAGTAGCTTGTACTAGTTCTTCTAGTGAGGAGCAAATGATGCGTCGCATAATGATTACCTTTAGGTTGTTAGTTAGTTATTACTCAGTACATAGAGAGTATAGCTGATACATTAAGGATTGCAAGTACTAATCTTAACTAATACATCTAATACATATAAGACTGCGGCATCTAACAAGGAGCACCAAGGATGTACTAGTCGTGCTAGAAGCTTACAAGGTAGTATGAAGGAGGACAAGGGCATATATCAGGACAAGAACATATAATAAGGTGAAAGGACATATGGTGAGACGCAAGGACATATGCCCGCAGCCTCATGCACTCACAGCCTTAACCAGATTTAACCCGAATCCAAGCCCATTAAGCCCGTTCTTATCTATTCTGATCGATTTATAGGCACTTCTCGCGTCGCTCCTTGAATGTAATCCGCCTTACGCGCCTATTGCCCTTCTACATTTAACGTACGTCACGTAGAATCTGAGAGAATCTGGGAGTTCGGGATCTCGAACCTCCTGTAATGTTATAACATAACACTTCTCCCTGAGATCCCAACCTCTAATGAAATGTTATAACATAACAATAATGCAATAAGCCTCAAGCCGCCGCCGACAGGAATGAAATGTTATAACATAACACGAAAGCTACAGGACATAACAAGAGGCCGCCAAGGAATCACCAAGCATTCCCAAGCAGCCGCCAGCCGTCCCAGCAGCTCGCTCAGGAGCTTTTCGCAGCAACCGAAACCGATGGCACCCTATGGGGGAAACGCGGCTGCCGGAGGGCGAGGATACCGCTCACATGTACGGATCAAAATTTGAAACCGCTTTACGTACCAAGGCTACCAAGCAAGTACCAAGTAGCCTCTGGGC